CATCTTTCCTTGGGAGCCGGCGCACCCCTGGCTCCTCGAGCAGTATGCGTGGGCGCTGGCCTGGCGCGCGCTTGGTGGCCGACTGCTTCCGCAGACGATGAACTGGGGGCCTCACTTCCTCGGGGAGTCGGATGCCGCGGTGATCAACCACCACTACGGGTTTGCGAAGTTCCGGCGTCCTCGTATCGGTGTCCGGCATGAAGCCGGATCAGTTCCCTGTGGTTGAGCGGATGCTCGCGCGGGCGATCTCGTGGCGGTTGGCCATGCCAGAGGTCTCGAACGACATCGAGTTGCTGATTCACGCTCTGCATGACAATGCGGCCGACGTGGTGTCGCTGCGCGCTGAGTTGGCTGCTGCTCGGGCTGCGTGTCCGTGCGCTCGGGTGGTCTCAGCGGAGACCGACCGTGATCTGCTCCACGATGCCGTTGGGTTTGCCGGCCAGTCGGTGATGCGTCGGGATCTGGAGATCGAGCGGCTGAAGGCTGAAACGAAAATCCCCCGGAGGCGCTAGGCGCGTTCCGGGGGCATGTGAGTCAAACCCTTGCATGTTACCCTGCGCTGACGGTATCCGCTACTTGCGTGTCGTCAAGACATCGAAGATGGACGTTGTCCGTCCAAGCAGCTCTTCGATCCCATCAACCATCGTATCCACGATGTCGTCGTGTGACTGAGTTCCATCCGCTCGGAACTCGTCGCACTCGGAAAGTGTCTTTTCAATCCACGGCACGCTTCCATCCTTCGGGATAACCACCATTCCGCTTTCGATGAACTGGAGGATGCCCTGGACTCGGCGCACCTTGTCCACGTCACGCTCGATTCCTGTAGCGGGGATGCCCAGCTTGCGAAGGCTTTGGAGCAGCGGAGTGCCTGCGGCCTTCTCTTCGATGATCATCTTCGGGCGCGGGACTCCGCAGTCGGCGTGCGTCCACTTCCTCCAGAATGCCTCAGTGTTGGCGATCAAGTCTGGCGTCTCCCATTTCCCGTGCATCAGGTCGAGGAAATAGGCCTTGCGGTCAAACAGAACCCACAGGGCTATGGCCGAGAAATCGTTCGCCTGTTTGGTCTTGAGGGCGGTGTCCACCGTGATCACTGCGCGCGCCCACTTCATCGGTGTGCGGACATCGAATCGGTGAAACGCTCCTGTCGGGATCAGGTTTCCACCAAGGGCGATGGGCTCCTGCTGGTACATGGCGGCCAGAACGAACCTTCCCATCCTGGTCTTGCGGTAGTCCAGCAGCGTCTCTGTCTTTACCGTCTCAGGGAAGGCGCTGACCGCGTTGTCAGCCTGCGATGCCTTGCCTGTGATCGGGTCAACAAGCGCTGGGAACCGTAGAACTATGCACTTCTCCGGGTAGGTTGCCTCGATGTAGCCGAGGAGGTCGTTCTTCCCGAGGCGCTGCGCGCATGCCACCACCGGGCAGAAGCGGTCGGAGTTGCGTCGGTTCTTGACCGTGTTCTCAAACCAGTTCTGCACCATCGCTGCCACCACGGTCGAGAGCGCGTCCTTCGGCTTGGCGGGATCGTCGATCACGAACGCTCCACCGGCCGGCCTCTTGAGTCCTGCTCCCTTGCCGATCAGGCCGCCACCGACTCCCTCCGCGAATATCTGGCCTCCCTCTGTGGTTGTGACGTAGTCGTCACGCTTGGCGTGCAGGTAGTCTCCGAACGTGTCCCTGTACCACGGACGGCTGAGCGTCGTCCCGATCTTCACCACCGACACCTTGGCCAGGTCGTCGTTGTAGGACGTGTAGATCCACTGCGAGTCCGGGAACACAGTCAGCGCCCACGCCGGCCATGCTTGCAGGATGGTACTCTTTCCGATGCGCGGCGGCATCTCGATCAGGATGTACTCAATCCCGGCCGGTAGGTTTCCGCAGAAAGCCTCCTGGAGCGTGTCGCAGATTTGCCGATGGCACGGCTTTAGCGGTAGGTCGATTCGGTTCTCGGCGACGTAGGTCTGGAAGAACTCCCAGAACGTCACGAAGTCCGGATCACTGCTTGGCGAGGTTGTTGTCGTGGCCGCTGGCGTCTCTGTCACTTCCATCGGGACTCTTGACTCCTCACTCATGCGATTGCGGCGTCGGCGACCTTCGCTTGATCCCGGAGCTTCGCCAGCCTGTCCAGCTTCTCCCGTGTCGTCAGCTGCCTGGTCGTCACCTCTGACTGGAGCGGCTGCCCGTCCTTGCCGGTCAGTTCGTGGCGCTCGGGTGCTTGGTCTCCGCTGATCCGACTATACACCTCGATTGCTCGGATTCGGTCCCCCTTCTTGGTGGAGGGCTGCTGGGCGATGCCGGCCAGGATGTTCAACCGGTCGTTCAGGCTGAGCAGGGCCTTGAGCCGGAGTTCCCCCCTAAGTTCCAGCAGCGCGGCCGTAACACTCTGTGAGCTGGCGATCTGGTCTGCCTTCTTGGAGACCTGTCGTGGGGTGAGGGTTCTGGCTCCGTCTGGGTTGTAGGTCTGCCTGTATGCGTCTGACTTGGTTTCCCCTGCGGCGATGAGTCGGACGAACTTGGCCTGCTTGTTGTTAAGCTCAGAAAATGCCCCTGTCTTGCTGTCTAGTTGGTTCACTTCTTCTGTCGGCATGCATTGTTCTGTACCCTTGGGGGTATGGAGGGGCAAGATTGATTGTCTGGAGTGGTGTTGTCTCGGCGGCTCTTTGGGTGTCGCTGAGCCTGTCCTTTCTGGTGTCCGGGCGTTAAAAACCCCGGAGCCGGGTGGCCGTCGGGGGTGTGTTGGGCTTATGTGGGGTGTGAGTCAGAGCCTGCCAATAGGGGCGAAGTTGTCCTTGATTGTCGAAATCTTTCCCTTGTACGCGACGATGATCTTCTGCTCCCGCTTTGGGAACTTTCGCATGTGCAGCGTTTTCTTGGCTTGAGCAAGCCTCGTGAACTCGCACTCAAGATAGACGATCTTGTTATAGACTGAGAGGCCGTTCTGTTTGAAGAACAGTTCAGTTTCGGATTCGGAACAGTAGTAGGCTCCGCTCTTGTCTCGGCTGTCGCCTGTCATCACCACGAAGAAGCAGTTGTCCTTCAAGTGGCTGATTGCCTTCTTGTAGCCTGCGAACAGAACGTCGCGGAACTTCTCGTAGGTGTCGAGCGAGTTGATCTCACCGGCTGGCGACTTTCCATCGTAGTCGAGGTACTCCTCAACCTTGTAGTAGGGCGGACAGGTGAACACGAGGTCGAACATGCCATCGGGATCAAACGTGCTGGAGTCGCTCTGAATCCATTTCACTGACGGGAATTCTGAGCAAATCTTGTTGTTCGCGTCGCACTGGTTCTGGCGAATCTCGCTGGCAACGTACTCATACCCGCAGGCTCCAGCAATATAGCCGAACTGGACTCCTCCTCCGAACGGGTTGTAAACTCGCTTGCCATCCTTCGGCATGAAGAATCGTGCGATCACCTCACAGGCCACGGGGTCAAGCACCGATGCGTTGCCGTTGTGGGACTTCTCCTTGTTGGTGACAACCTCTCCGTTTTCGATCTTTTTGGTCTGGAGCACAACATTGGAGAATCCAGCCTCTCCCTGCCAGCAGCCTTCACGGGTGGCGAATGCTGGATTGGCAACGCCCTGAGCCTCACCGGCCGCGTCGATACGCTCGCGCCATTCACCCTTGAGTCGGAGCCAGTCTCCTTTGATTGAATTCCACACGTTCGTCATGGTGATGTGGGCGAGCAACTTCATCCGAACATCCTCAAGCCGGCCGTTCACCATGTAGTGAAAGCCTGACATCTTGAGGTAGGTCTTGAATCCTACACTCTCGAACAGGGCCGGAGTCTCAAACTTGCTCTTGGGGTCTGTCGTGATGATGGCAGGGTATGCCTTGACGTTGCACTTAATAACCTCGCGCACCATCTGGGCGTAGAGGGACTTCGTGTACTTGGTTGGTTCGATGACTGACTGAAGAAGGCAGAATTCCTTGGACACATCGTTCACTTGGAACGTGAAAAACCCGGAGAACTCACCATCGATCTTGAGAATGATGGCCGAGTGAATCTGCATGTTTTTCCGGGCAGCGCGCTTGGCTATCCCGTCCTCAATCGCGAGTTTGGCAACGGCCTCCTCGTATCCTGATCCAATCACGCTGGTGACGTGGATATATTCAACTTTCTGGGTGAAGATTTCTGTCTGTGTCATGATGTCTTTCTTGAGGGTTGTAGATTGTGATTCTTTAACTGTTTTGACGCCGCATTGGTCGGGACACTCGGCGCAGGTTCCGAGGTAAACATTCGGTTCGTGGAGCGAGACTAGTTTTCCACCTCCGACTGATTCATCCTTTCGGGTCAGGATGATGTCTCCGTTCGCGACGTGCGGGTTGGCTTTGCTGGCTCGGAGCGGAGTGTCGATCACCGGCTGGATCTTTAGCAGGTAGGCCTGCTTGGCCTTGGCCGTCCTTGCCCAAAACGACTGTCCGAACTCGCATGTGACTACTCGGTTGACGCTTTCGATTCCGGCGTTGCGCAGGCGGATTATCTGCCAGACGCGATGCATGATCTCAGCGTCGGTGTCGAGACCGCTGGTCGAGGTATTAAACACTGCGCCAAGCCTGACGAATCGTCCGAGCTGTTCTTCAGACATGGCGTTCCAGTGTTTCGTTATTACCACTGGCGTTTTTCCAGTTGGGTTTAGGAACTCGCATACTTCAAGCGTGTTCTCCCAGTCATGGGAAGGATCTCCGGCTGTCCCGACGCGGTACCATGTTGCCGGATGATTCTTGACTGTATCGAACACGATTGCCCGCGTGGATGGCATCAGTCGGCGCGAGACAGCCGTCCCGAAGTCGATTCCGTACCGGGTGGCAGTCTTGCAAGCGTAGCACTCACTGTAACATCCGCCATCAGGATATTCCGCCATTCCTTCGGTGCAGCCTTTCACAGTGTCCACATCAAGCACTCCTTTGCTGTTCTCGCATGCGGTAAGCTCGGCACGGTATTGTCGTTTACCGGAAGGCCCAGTTGTTGAACATTCAAACAGGGACTCTTGTACTGGATGTGTTGTTGGCATCAGGCCTTGTTTGGATGGCGCTCCGCGTGGCGCTCGTAAGCTGCGATCTCCTTGATGGCGGTGGCGGTTGCCTCGGCTCGCTCGGGGGTCCCGGCGTGGCTCGGGCCTCCGGTGCGGATCAGTTCCCGTGCTGCGTCGGCTAGTCGGGCGGCGTGGCTCCGGGGGCGGTGCGGGATGCCTTCCGTTTTCGCCCGGCTGTAACGG